CAAAGCGGAAGGAGTAAAACGTAACTAAATCCTGGTAGACCAGGTTACTACAAATGTGACGTGTTGTAGATAAAAATTGTACACATGGTGCTCCGCACAAGTAAAATTTTCCACTACGAGAATATTTGTTTATGTAGTGGTAGTTATGAAATATATAGTTTGTTATAGCGGTGGAGAAAGTAGCGCAAAAGTTGCGATTGAAGCAGTTAGAAAAATTGGAAAAGAAAATGTAATTTTATTAAACCATGATCTAAGCCCAAAAGTAGAACATAAGGACATTAAAAGGTTCAAATTGGAAGTAGCAGATAGCCTAGGTATAAAAATTACTTACGCAAATATGGAAGGCTGGGAGACAAGTTCTCCGCTCAAAGTTTGCAGAGATATAAAGGCTTTTAAAGTTGGGAATGGTACTGCGCTATGTACTTATTATTTAAAAACTAAACCTTTTAATAAATGGTTAAATGAAAATTATCCAGTAATTAAAGGTGAAATGAATAAGGACATAACACTTTTGTATGGATTTGACAAGCAAGAAACTAGCAGAATTCAAAGAAGAATAGGAGTGCTAACAGGGAAAGGATATAAAACAGATTATCCTCTAGCCTTCTGGGATAAACCAATCCAAAATATTGCGGAGGTAGGAATTAAAAAACCTAGTACCTATAAATTATTTCGTCATGCTAACTGTATTGGCTGCTTAAAGGCTGGTAAGCAACAATGGTATTTAGTTTACTGTTTATATCCAGAGATATGGCAGGAAGCCATAGAAGCAGAAAAAGAGATAGGATACAGTATTTTAAAAGATACTTATTTGGAAGAATTAGAAAGTAAGTTTAAGAGAATGAAATGCAGAGGAATAGTTCCTTCAGAGACAATGATGCCACAACATTTTTGGAGTGAGGTAGAAAAAGCATTACCAATGGAAGGGCAGATAAGCTTCTTACCTTGCGAATGTAGTTATTAAAATTTGAAAGGAGATAAAAGTATGAATAAAGTAGTTTTAACAGGTAGATGGACAAAGGATTTGGAACTTAGTTTCACTCCAGGCAACGGAACAGCAGTAGCAAAGGGAACACTTGCTGTAACTAGGAGATTTAAGAAAGACGGACAAGCAGAAGCAGACTTCATTCCAGTAACTATATGGGGCAAGCAAGCAGAATCAACAGCTAATTATTGCGGACAGAAAGGAAACCAATTAACTGTAATAGGAAGAATTGAAACCTCTAATTATATGAATAAGGAAGGGAATAAGGTATATAAAACAGAGGCCATAGCAGAAGAAGTTGAATTTTTAAATAGTAAAAAGGATGGGCAATCCTCAGGTCAAAATAATTCTAGTAATACAAACCAAGGTAGATCCGAAGAGAAGAGCTTTGGTGAAGAAATGACTCAGGTGGACGATTCTGATATACCTTTTAATTAAGCAGTTGTTTATCTGCATTAATAAAATAAACATTCAAAATAGGAGGCATTATGGGATATGCGTATGGTTTTAAATGGACTGATGAAATTATAAAAAATAAAATTTACGAAGTGATGAGGGTATTGGATATAGATAAAATGCCAAGTGCTTCTGAAACACAATTAATTTTAGGAGACTTTTCTCTTTCAAATAAAATAGCTAAGACTGGCGGTTTTAATAAGTGGGCGAACAAACTAGGACTTGAAATTAAAAGGTCAGAAACACAGCTAGGACAAGAATTTGAAGTTAAAGCTAAAGAATTGTTTGAAAATAAAGGTTATACAGTTGAGAGAATGAGTACGAAGTATCCATTTGATTTATTGGTTAATAATACTATTCGCGTTGATGTAAAGGTGGCTAAAGCATATATGTCAAGAGGTAGCAGATGTCATACAGTGGGTATCAATAAAAAATATGCAACATGTGACTTATATTTAATATTCGCACTGGATGAAGATGAAAACATAGAACGGACCTTCATTATTCCAGGCTGTGATCTAAGAGTCACATCAATGAACTTTGGCAAAGACAGTATATATAATATTTATCTTAATAGATGGGATTTGTTGAAGAAATATGATAATTTCTATAACAATCTAGCATCAGTGGGAGGAAGTAATGCGTTATAAATTCACAGATAAAGAAGTAAACGAATTATTAAAGCAGATGGTTGTGGTTGTAGATTCACGTGAACAGGCAAATGACCACATTATTAACTGGTTAGAAAAAAATAAAAAGCCATATAAATCGCAAAAACTTGACTACGGAGACTATAGCTGCCTTCTTCCAGTAGGAAGTTTTAGAGGACAGGCTAGAGATGTATATTTCACAAATGAATTAGTTATAGAAAGAAAGTTTTGCATTGATGAGTTGGCAATGAACTTAAGAGATAATGTGACCAATATAAATAATATTAATCAAGAAATAATCGATTTATTGGGAGAGAAGTATTTATCTAAAGTTTTAAAAACTGACTATAACAGGATGAAGCAAGAATTAACTTCAATTAATAAGTATGGAATAGAATTTTATATTTTCTTAGAAGATAAGAACTTTGATGAAAATATAAGGAATGGACATTATAGGGCGCAGTATGACCCTAAAACATTGTATGCAAGACTTAAGGCATTAGAGCGAGAATTCCATACAATCATAAGACCAATGAGTAAAGATGTTATAGGGAGTGAGATATACAATACTCTAAGGTATGGAGTGAGAAATATTTTAGTTCATAAGGGATTCATAGAAGAATTAAGGGAGGATGTTGAATGTTAGCAGATGAGTTAAGAGAAGAGCTAGAAGAATTGTCCGAGAGCAATGGCTTAGATATAGATTTTGATTATGACTACCCTGTAGTAATTAGATTAACTAAAAGTATGCAAGTTAGAATTTTAGAGGCACTTCCGGAACAGGCTTATTTTGAAATTAAATTTATAGTTGATGATGTAAAGCTTGAATTTAAAGGCAACTTCAATATAGATGAAAAATTATTAAGCAAGTTTGTAAGTAAAATTAAGAAATTCCATTACGTTTATCTTCAGGAGCAGTATGAACAGAAGCCAAATAGGTTCAAGAATTGTATAAGGCCTATTTTTGACACGATAAAGGGCGACTATGTGGCCATAGTAAAGAGACATTATGAAGGCTGATTCTAAACTATCTGAATATAATGCGTATTAATTATTTTACAGAAAGGAGATATAAATATGGCTAAAGTAGAAATATCTAAACTAAATGTTGAATTAACAATAGATGAATTGCAAAACATTAGATGTCTTATTAATAAGTTCCAAAACGGAGATAATGATAGGGTGGAAGGTTCTGTTTTTGCAGTACAAATTGACAAACTTGGAGAAGATTTAGAATATCTTAAAAAGATTCTTAAAATAGGAGGGGACAAATAATGGCTAAAAGCAAGTATATAGGTATCCAACCGAACTTTGCTAATTATAGTTTAGTCATTGAAGGTAGTAAGAATTTGGAAGAAATTAATAGCGATTGGGGAGATGAAAGTGGTGGGCAATATAGAAGATGTCAATGTCCATTCTGTCATTTAGATATAACTGAAAATCAATATAAAACAGGAAAAATCGTTGAATATAAAGAAGAACCTACTGGAGATTTAGCACTTTCATTAGCACACAAGACTTGTTTGGATAAATTAAAGGGTTAGTTCGCATTTCAAATATATTATTCAGATGTTAAAAAAATATAAACTAATACGGAGGAATTAAAAATGTTAAAAGAAACTCTACTGGCTTTGTTGGGTATGGGGATAATATTTGTATTAATTTTTACTCTATCATGGTGCAAATTAAATAGTAGACTTTCAAGAGAAGAGGAAATGGACATAAAGGCTAATGAATGGGAAATTTGCGATGATGATTGCTATATGTGCGACTTGCAGATAAAGTGTCAAAAATCTGCAATGAAGGAGAATAGATGATTAAAAAATTATTCATTGATACAGAGACATCGGGCTTTAAACCTGGAAGCATAGCCCAATTAACATACGTTATAACCATTGATGATAAGGTGGAAGCAGCTAAAAACTTCTTCCTTTCATGTAATTATATAGACCCCGGGGCAGAGAAGATCCATGGGTTCTCTGTAGAAAAATTAAAAGTCTTATCAGGTGGAAAAAGCTTTAAGGATATCGCCGAAGAGGTTGCCATGGATTTAAAAGATGGGATATTCATAGCTCACAATGTAAAATTCGATATAGATTTTGTGAAAACTGAAATAGAAAGAGCAGGTTACCCCTTTGATATTGGTGGTCAATTTTGCACTATGAAGTACTTTGAGAACATTATAAAGCTTAAAGGAAAGTACGGAAAGTATAAATGGCCAAAACTCGAGGAGACAATGCAATTTTTAGAAATAGACACTGAAAGCAAGGGCTTCAATGATGGATTACAACGATTATATGGTGATGAAGGTATAAGCTTCCATGATGCCAGGTTCGATGTGGCAGGTCTTATCACTGTATATTATAAGGCTATAAAAATGGGTTATAAGATGTGAATTTGATTTTATGATAATCAGAAGGATGTGATACACATAAATGGAAGTTGAAGATATAGATCTAAAAGCACTGATGGAAAATGAAACAGGAAATAAATTTGATAGACACAGCACAATCATATGTCCTTTTCACTTAGAAAAAAGTCCTTCAATGAAAGTAAAATTTTTCAGTGATGCAAATAAGGAGAAATATAAATGTTTTGGTTGTGGAGAAGTTGGCGATGCCTTGGATTTTATTACTAAATTTAAGAATATGGATTATATAGAGGCTAGAAAACATTTAGGGCTAACAGTAGAAAAAAGTATTACTGAGGAATTAAAGGATAAGGTAGAATCCTTTATAAATTGGGAGCTAGGTAAATATAGAAAAGGTCAAGAGCTGCAAGGATTGTTCCCCTTTATGGATGCAGATAATAAACTTGCATATTTTAAGGGTAAGTTCTTGGACCATGAGGACAACAAAAAGAAATGTGGGTATTATCACTTAGAGGGTGAAAAGGTTGTTGCCAATAGAGGTGTTGACGAGATACCTTATAACCTTCACAGGACTATAGAAGCAATTAAAAAAGGTAAGACAGTAATTATATGTGAGGGCGAAAAGGATGCTAATATGGTCAATTCAACTCTAAGAAATGAGCCATATCAAGCCACCAGTATTAAAGGGGTAATTGATAATATACAAATGCTTGAATATGCAAATATATTTGTATGCAGTGATACTGGAAAAGGTGGAGATATCTATAAATGGTCAATTTATAAAAAACTATTTGCAACATCTAAAGTATTTAAATTTATAACTCTTTCAGGTATAAAAGATTTAGGTGATAACAAAGATGTCACAGATTGGTTGGAAGTTGGACACACCAAAGGAGACCTACTACAAGCATTCAAGAGAAGCTTAGACTTAAAAAATAAATATGAACTGCAGCAAGATTTTGGAGGGATTTATAAATCTATTCTAAAAGAAGTGGAAGGAGCACAAGTATTTACAAAATCATATATATCCAATTTCCAGCTATTAGAGGCTACTAGAATAAACTTTGTAGACAGGGAGCAAGAGGGAGTTAAAATAGTTTTAAAATCTTGTACAGGAGCTACAATGGAGAGAATTGACATTGCAACGGTATTTGATGATGTAAAAACCTTTAAGGGCTTTTTAGGTTCTTTAGATTTATCCTTTACCGGAAGCATAGGAGACTTAACAAATTTAAAAATTTGGATTAATAGTTATTTCGCTATTGATTCAGAGGAAAGATATACGGGCGTAAAATTCATCAATAAGGACAATGTGAGAATGCTAGTCACTAATGATGGAGCAATTGCAAAAGGTAAAATAAATACTTCCATGAAGAGCGATGAAGGAACAGAAGTAAATATTACAAAGGTGGAAGAGATAACAGCCGATGAACTACGGGAAACAATGAAAAATCTATTCACCTTTGCAACCTTTGGCAAAACATTCTCCATCATAGGATCCATTATAAGTTTTTTAATGACAGACCAAATGGTAGATTTGAAAATAAAGAATCACCATTTAAACATGGTTGGAGAATCTGGAAGCGGTAAAAGTACAATATTAGAGAACGTCATAGCTCCTATACTAAATTATCCTAAGAATGATATCAAAAGTGTGGGATTGATTACTCCATTTGCATTAATAAAAAATTTATCTGATGGGAATTATCCTATATTATTTGATGAGTATAAGCCAAGTTCCTTAGATAAATTCAAAAATCTAAAATTATCCGAAACTTTAAGAAATCTTTATGATAGGTCAACAGTCTCCAGGAGCGATAAAAGCTTCAAAAACAGGAACTTTCAATTAAACAGGCCACTTATACTGGCAGGAGAAGAATCCTACCCCAACAGTGAAAAACCACTTATAGAGAGGTCCTGTATAGTTTACCTTTCTAAGATTGAAAGAGAAGCAAAACATACTGCAAACATGAAGTGGTTAATAGAAAATGAGGAATTATTAAATAAATTAGGCAAAAGCTTAATAAATATAGTCCTGGAGTTGTCCTCAGCTGATTACCAAATTATTAGAAGTGTTGTGGCCATAGATATAGATAAAATGAAGGACAGGCCATTAAATACCTGTATAAACATATGCAGCGGAATTGAAGTTTTCAATCTATTGCTTAAAAAATTAAAATTGAAGCAAATTTCAAATTATACAAAAACAGTTGTAGATAATATCAAAGAAGAGGTTTTGGACAATAAAGAAGAAGCTTCCTCTCAGGTAGAAATGATGTTAATACAATATAACAGCATGATTGAAGATGGTAGAGCACATGACGTAGACAATGTAATAATCCGCAATGGTGAAGGGCTATTTATCAAAAGTTCTGAAATGATAAACCAAATTAATGAATATGTTAGGTCTGTAAATAGCACTTGGGTTCCACTAGATCTTAAGGATTTCAGAAAGCAGGCTATGAAGGCAGGTTATTTGAGTGGTAAGGGCGACAAATCTATATATAGTAAATCTTTAGTGAAATTAATAAGGTATGACACTTGTGATGTTGAAAGATTTAGAAGACTTGAGATAAATTCAATAATATCGCAAGAGGCTGAGGATGTTACAGGTATGGATAATGTAATTCCATTCAAAGATTCAAGTAATAAAAAAGAAATTATGGATAGTAAAACAAAAGGAGCGAAGTTAGATGGATTATAAAATAGTACAAATAATACCAGCACCTAGCAATATGTATGCACTTTATGAAGCAAAAACAATAGATCAAATCAAAAATAAAGTAGTATGTCTTGCGTTGATTGAGTATGACGATGGTGAAAGAGAGGTTATACCAATGGACATAACTTCCGGTGATGGGCTTATCGACAAGATTGGTGATGACTTAAAAAGTATCGAATTCAGTTAAAGTGATTAAATTATTACACTTTTTAGCATTTATTACACTAATATTACACTTTTTTTATAAAAGTGTAATGTTAGCAAAGTGTTGATATGACAAGGTTTGTTATCTTATATATATACAATATTACAGTATTACACTTTTATAAATATATATACACATTACATGCGCGCGCACACACACACATATAAGAGTGTTAGTTAAAAAAAAGTGTAAAAGTGTAATAAGTGTAATAAGCATTTAAAATATGTTGATATCAAAGGGTTAGAAGGTATTACACTTTTTCTTATAAAATGTAATATGTAAAAACACTAAAAACCTATTCAAAGCAAGTAAGCGCAATGGATAGCATGTGTTTTCAAAAGTGTAATATTTAAATATTAAATAAACTAAAATTATAAAAGTAGGTGAAATAGTGTTAAATATAGAAAAAATGAAAACTAAATATAATGAAATATTGAAAAGACAGAAGAAAGCAGAGTTGTATTTAGACAATGAAGAAATAAAAATGGTAATAATTGAAAAAACATATATTCCAGAATACAATAAAATTGTTAAAGAGCTTAGTCTTCTGCTTAATGCAATTAGAATATATTCTCCTGAAGAAGCACTAGAAGGGTTTATAACCAAAGGAGGAGCAAATGAGCAAGTTCAATTTTAAAAATGTTTATGAAGATAGAATCAGACAAATTGAGCTAGACTCTGGAAGAGCTATAAGTAATAAGAAGTGGAAGGAGCTAGCAAACCTTAAAGCTGAAAAACTTAGATTAGAAAATTTAATTAAAGAAATAAAGTAGGGAGGGATGAATTTTGATTATCACAGTCGATAAAGCAATAGAGTTAGGAGTACAAGCTGGAGTTAAAGAAGCTCTTGGGATGATTAAATTAGATAAGCTAGAAAAGAGTAAATATAATAAGGATAGAAGGTTAAGAAATACAGATCTCTTATTAAGAAATTATAATAGCTTAACTGAACATTATAAGAGAGCAGTCTATACTACAGAAAAAACTGAATGTATAAATGTTAATGATCTATTAGATGAGTTAGATGAACAGGAAGATGAAGTATACATTGATGCAATCTATAGAACTCGTGCCAGGACTCAAATAATGATTGAACATATAGATTCAGTATTTGGCTATTATGAGTATAAAGCTAATAAAGATAATGATATTAATGCAATAAGAAGATACAATGTTATAAAGCTTCTGTACTTTAAGGGAAAAAGGTATTTTGAAGTGTCCGAAGAATTGAACTGTAGCACTAAGACTATTAACAGAGATAGGAAGCTTGCAATAGAGGAGCTGTCTACATTGTTCTTCGGTATAGATGGCATAAAACTATAACATATTGGAATGTAAAAGATGTCCAAAAGATGTCCTTGCAAGTAACATCTAATCAATATATAATGATATTGTGATAAATTATTAATGAGTAATCGCAAAGGAGCTCTAGTGAGAAACTGGGGCTCTTTTTATGTATGCGTGTCCAATAGATAGGAGGTGGTATTGTGTTAAATGAAAGACAATTGGCAATGTGTGAACTAATAGCAACAGGTATTCCAATAACAGAGGTTGCTGAACAGTCAGGTATCGCAAGGAGTACTATATACGAATGGAAGAAATTGGAAGAAGTAAAGGCTAGAGTGGATGTGCTTGGACAAGAGTATTTATCTCAGACAATAGCCAACATAAAAGCAGAGGGGCCTAAGACTCTAAAGGCACTGCTTAAGCTGAGGGATGGCGCCAGTAGTGAGAAGGTACGCTTAGATGCGTGTGGTAAGATACTTGATAAGTTAATCAGCAATGCCACTAAGATAAGCATAGATGATGGCAGGGATGATAAAGATATAGTTCCTATAGATGTATTGGATCAAGAACTTAATGACATAGATAATGAATAAACTGTGAATAAAACACACTAAACTATAGAATATTAACTAATATTTACAGTTTAATAACAAGAAATGAGGGTATAGGCTAGATGGTTTGCGAGTTTCGCTAAGGCTTAATTTAGCGAAACTGGGTTATCACTGTATTATCAATTAGGGGTGACCTTCTAATTTATAAAACTGGCGAGAACTCGGTGGTGGGTTGTACATTTTCCCCAATATTTTTTCAACTCTAGGCAAGAGAATGAAAAGTGTAAAGGTAAATTAATTATAAAAACACACTTTGTAAGAAAAATAAAAAAATAAGCCGCAAAGGGCTTATTTAAATTATTAAGGAACAGTAAGTTGGCAAAGTAGGATGCCATTAACATCATATAAACAAGCAGTATCTCCGGTATTATTCCAAACAAACCAATCTTTATTCCAATGAAAATGAAACTGAGGTAGATTGTTTGAGCTACCCTTTACAAATGTATCAGCACCGGAACCTGTCATTATAAATGCTAATTCTCCAGGATCCAAAGTCCATGTGGTATTTTCATTAAGATATTCCGGAAAAATATAAACATGAATATGCTTTTGATTAGGTCGCCAATCAGTTAATTGCCAGCCAGTTATATTAATTGATTCGGTCCCAGTATTCTTTATAGTAACGTATTCATCATTTAATTTTTCCTTAGTATCTTTACCAGCAGGGTCGTTATGAATGTTTATTATTTTAATCTCTTTAGACAAGTAAATCGCCTCCTTTATTCAATATAATTCTAGCTAAAATAGTTAAATCCTTCAAAAAGTCGAACGAATTAAAGGTTTTTGCCTCCTTTTGTAGAAGTTCATGGAATAGGGGAGGCGATATTTTGGAAAATTTATTAATTTATAAGGATTTAAAAAATTTTACAGCAAGGCAGTCTTATAAACTTGCAGAACGATTTAAATATATTGAAGAAATTCTAAATATTGATAATGTTATTAAATCTTATGGCAAAAACATTTTCAATAAAACATCTGAACAAGAAGTATACTTTATAACAAGTGAAAAAATAATACATGTAACAATAGATCCATTTATTATTAAAACTTATAACATACAGGATATTAAAAATATAGAGATAGCAAAGAACAATAACTATGAAATAGTCTTAAAAATATATACAGAAGAAAAATCTATAATAGAATTAGATAATAAAAAAGATTCCAATGAAGATTGGGAAAATGAATATTTTAATTACATTTCTGACATAGCAAATTATTTAGTAAATTTAAAGAGCTCTTAACAGGGCTCTTTTTCTTTTAAAAATTTAATAACCAATTGGGGTAGGTGAGGTGACAGTGGATGAAGGAGTGCAAAATAGAGCATTGCTTTACAAATATTTAAAAGAGTTATATCCTTCAGGTAGCAAAGCTCGTGATTTAATGCATAAGTATAATGACCATTTATTTGATTACCACGGCCTTGCTTGGAGTGTTGGAAAGCGTTCCTTAGAATTTTTCGGTATGTATTTTCTCCAAGATGTATTTTTAGTTAAAAAAGATAATGCTGCAGCTCCTATAGCAAACGTACATAGAGAAATATGGAAAGAAATACAAGATAGTATTATAGGAACTGGTCCTGAGCAGATTGGAAGAATAGAACCCAGGGGAACCGGTAAAAGTGCTTTTGTTACTTTCGCTACTACTATTTGGTGCCATTCTTACAAATTTAAAATTTACAGTTTGCTTTGTAGTGACATAGGGTCCACTGCTGAAAAATTTACTAAGGATATTAAAAATACATTTTTGGAAAATGAATATATTGAAAAAGCTTTTGGTAAGCTTTTAGATGACCGAGATAAAAAATATATTTGCAATAGTACTCAATTGGAATTAACCAATGGTGCATTTATAGAAGCTATTTCCTCCTCAAGTCCAATGAGAGGAAGAAAATATAAAAATTGTAGACCTGATCTTATCATCCTGGATGATTATCAGTCAGAGGATGATGTTAGAACTGAAGAGGCCAGGGTAAAAAAATGGAAGAGATATTCTGATGATGTAAAGTATGCAAGTCAGAAAGCAGTTAGAAGAAACGGGAAAATCATTAAAAAGGGTACTACTTTTATTGCAGTGGGAACATTGCAGCATAAGGAGTGCTTTTATTCTAGGCTGATTAAGCAGCCAACATGGAAGTTTAAAAATGACAAAGGCGTGCTGATTGATGATTTCATAAATGAAGAAGGCCAAAAGGTTAATGGGCTTGATAATTATTTTGAAACTGGTTTATGGTTAAGGTTTAAAAATATATTATATAATTTTAAAAATGAAAATCACTTAGAAGATTCAAAAGAATTTTACTGGCAACATGAAACTGAAATGCAATTTCCTATGCTTTGGTCTGAATTTTGGGATTGCCTTGATATGGGCATGAGTTACTTTGAGAATCCCTCAAGCTTCAAGCAAGAGGTTCAGGGGGATGTAGATAGTATTGGTGAAAAATGGTTTAAGACCGTTAGAACGGAAAAACGTGCCGAGATTGAGACACATAGATTTATTAAAACTATGCTTTGTGTGGATCCTGCCTCCACATCAAATAATAAATCAGATTACTCAGCTTATTTGATTGGGTCAGAAGGTGAGAATAGCTTAAAGTATGCTCGCAAGGCTGAGCTTGCTAAAATAAATGCTCGTACCGATTTTGATAAATATGTTGCACACATGGTTGTCTTGTTAAAAGATTATCCAGATACAATGCACGTATATATTGAAAAAAATACATTCAATGGCGCAGATGCCAATATGCTTGAGAAATTAATTAATGAGGATGACTCCTTGAAATATAGAGGTATTGTAATTATTAATGAAGCCCAGAGAAAAAACAAAGATGATAGAATCAGTACTATAATTCCTTACATGAATAAGGGACAGATTATTTTTGCTGAGGAAGATAATGAATTCACAAATCAGATTCAAGAGTTTGCTGGGCAAAAGTATACCGAGCATGATGATGCTGCTGATATAACCGCAGAGTTTGCAAATAGAATTATTGACATTGTGATAGTGCAGGTTGCAACTTTTTTCGATAGAAATAAATTATTTAGGAGGTGAGAACAGATGGAACCAGTAGAATTAGAAAAATTATTAAGTTCTTGCTATGCTGATTTTAACAGTAAAAAAGCTAATAATCAATT